CGGGACCGGGCCAATGCCGTCAGGACACCGCGATCTTCAGCAGCTTGATCGCCGCATAGTCCGTGATGTCGCCGCCCACGCGCTTGTTGGCGTAGAAAAGGACGTTCGGCTTGGCCGAGAACGGATCGCGCAGGATGCGCAGGTCCGGGCGTTCCGCGATCGTGTAGGCCGCGCGGAAGTCACCGAAGGCGATCGCATGGGCGTTCGCCGCGATGTCCGGCATGTCCTCGCAGACCAGCACCGGATAGCCCATCAGACGCGACGGCTCGTTCGCCGCCAGGCCGTCCGACCACAGGAAGCGGCCGTCGGCATCCTTCATCTTGCGCACCGCGCCCACGGTCTTCGAGTTCATCACGAAGGTCGCATTCGCCCGGTAGTCCGCGCCCAGCGCATAGACGAGGTTGATGATGCAGTCCGCCGGGTTGGTGGTGGCAAAGTCCGCCGCAGCCCCCGTCGGCACATAGCCGATGCTGCCCCAGGTCCAGGACGCGTTGGCCACCTTGGCCGGCAGAAGGATGCCCTTCGGCTTGTCCACGCCGTCACCATTGATGAAGGCCGCCGCCTCGGCGCGGATAAAGCGGATGGCGATCTTCTCGGCCAGCCAGCCTTCGACGTCGAAGGCACTGTCGTCCAGCAGCCGCTGGCTCGCCTTCGGCATCGCCGCCAGTTCGTGCAGCTTGATCGAGATGCGTTCGATCACCGGCGTCGCGGTCTCGGTCGATGCCGCGACTTCCGTCGCCCATCCCGACCCCACCTCGCTGCGGTCGACCAGCACGTCGAAGGAAGCCGCCTCGACCTGCACGATATTGGCCACCGACCGCAGGCTCGAGGTCGCGAACAGCATCGACCGGATGCGATCCGCGGTCTGCGGGTCGATCAGGTAGCCACCATCGGCCGCCACCGCGGTCGACATCGCCTTGCCTTCCAGGGTCAGCCCGCGCAGGCCATCGTCATCGCCCGACCGCAGATAGGCGTTGAACGCCTTCTGGTGCGGGGCTTCGGTCTCCGCACGGGCCGAAAGCGCCGGGCGGCCATAGGACATCGTCTTTGCATTCAGCATGGTCAGTCGCTCTTCCTGATGTTTCAGCGTGGATTTCACTTCGTCCTGAAAGTTGCTGAATTCTTTCAGGAAACCGGCCATGGCAGCCTTCGCCTCGGCAGCCGGAGTCTGGGTGCGGGGCATGTCTTCCCCGGCCCGAGCCTTTGTCTCGGTCATCGTTTCTTCCTTCTCGATTGCAGCAGAAACCCTCGCGGGTCGAACCCGTGCCGCCTCTCCCCCTCGTGGGGAGGGGACGGATGCCTCAAAAGGCCCGCGCTAATGCCCGGCCAAAGTGCGGCGCGCGTCCTCGAAGACCGCCGCCATCTCGCGCCAGTCGTCGTCCAGGGCCTCAGCCTTGGCCGCGACCCGCGCTTCGGGAAGCATCGGGAAGGTCACCAGCGAGACCTCCCAAAGCTCCAGTTCCGACAAGAGACGCCGCCCCTTGCCGTCCCGTTCGGCCTTGACCGTCCGGTAGCCGATCGACAGCCCGTCGATCGCCCCCGCCGCGACCAGCGCCGCCGCCTCGCGGCCCTTCTCGACCTCGGTCAGGATGCGGCCCTTGACCCAAAGCCCCGTGGCATCCTCGCGCACCTCGTCCCAGACGCCGATCGGCTGGGCGGGATCGTGCTGCCACAGCATCTTCACCCGCCCCGCCCGCGCCGCCAGACGATTCAGGCTTGCGCCATAGGCCCCCGGCTGGACGATGTCCCCGCCCTGGTCGGACCGCCCGAACAGCGAGGCATAGCCTTCCACCACATGTCCCTCGCTGACCACCAGCCCCGTCTCGGGCCGGTGGAACTTGCGCTCGGGCGCTCCGTAACTGCTCATCGCCTCACCTCAATGCTGCCTCGATGACCGTCTCGGCCATCTGTGCCAACAGGAACGCCGCCACGCCGTAGACGCCGACCCAGATCCGTTTCTCCAACCGCTCCAGCGTCGCCTCGATCAGCGCCAGCCGGTATTCCAGCCCCGCCCAACGCTCGTTCGCCACGCGCTCGTTCGCCTCGATCCGGGCCGAGGCCGCATCGAAGCTTTCATAGACAAAGCGTGACCCGCCCTCCCCCCGACGTGCGGTCATTCCCCCTCCGCAAGCTTCGGCAGGCCCAAGAGCATCCGCTTTTCCGCCACGGTCAGGAATTCAGCCGCGCCCACCCGCGCCCATTGCTGGTCCCGCTCCACCGCCAGCGCCGGCACCTGGTCAAGGTCGGGCCGCAGCTCCACCTCCGAGCCCGAAAAGCCCGACAGCCAATGCGCGAGGTCCGCCAGCACCTTCGTCGCGAGCGGCAGGACCGTCAGCCGGTAGAAGGCCCGGTTCGCCTCCTGGTAGTTCGCATAGGTCGCGTCCCCCGGAATGCCCACCAGCATCGGCGGGATGCCGAAGGCGATGGCGATCTCGCGCGCCGCCGCCTCCTTCGTCTCCTGGAACTCCATGTCCGAGGGGCTGAACCCCATCGGCTTCCAGTCCAGCCCCCCTTCCAGAAGCATCGGCCGCCCCGCGTTGCGCGCGCCCTGGTGATGCGCCTCCATCTCGCTGACCAGCCGGTCATACTGGTCGCTCGACAGGGCCGACTGCCCGTCCGCGCCCCGGTAGACGATGGCCCCCGAGGGCCGCGCCGCATTGTCCAGAAGCGCCTTCGACCAGGCGCTGGCGCTCGTGTGAACATCCACTGCCGCCGCCGCCGCCTGCAGGGGCGAAAACCCGTAATGGTCATCCTGCGGGTGAAAACTCCGCAAGTGACAGATCGGGCTTGGCCCTGCGCCCACCTCATACCGATGCGTCCGCCCGCTGACGGTGTAGTCATAGGCCACCGGCCAGCCATCCGCCCCCGGCACCAGGCTCATCCGGTCCGACCGCAAGACATGCAGCTCGCCCGGCAGCGCGCCCAGGCCCGGAACCGCCTCGACATAGGCGTTCCCGGCCAGAAGGAGGTAGCTGTAGACCGCCTCCAGGAACTCCGCCCGCCCCTGCGCGCCATTGGGCCGCTTCATCAGCTCCAGAAGCGGATGCTCCTCATAGCGCCGCTCGCTGTCCTGGCAGACCAGGGGCAGCGCCGCCGCCGCCTCGGCGATCAGCCGGACGGCGCGGAACCCCACCGGGTTGCCCTGATACCCCGTCCGCGCCAGCGACACCGTGTCCCGCGGGCTCCAGGCGACGCGCCCGGCCGAACCCCAGGCCACCACCCGGCCCACGGCACTGGCCTTGCGTTCGCCCCCTACCGCCGCCGGTGCGGGTTTTCGCAGAAAATCGAACACCATCTCGCCGCTCCTTCATGCCCCAAGGGCAAAGCCAACCCGCGCCCGGTCCAACTGGCCGGGCCCTTGCCCCCAGGGGGCCGTTCCTCACATGCAACCTTGCCCGACCGGGGCTGAGAAAGGCTAAACCGGGCGTACGCTCGGCCGCGCAACGCGGGTCCCGGGGTTCACCATCAGCTCGGTCAGCGCCCAGACCAGCGCATCCAGCCGGTCGGGCGACCCCCTGCCCCGCCAGCCCGTCACGGTCATCTGGCACATCTGGTCTTCCAGCGCCTGCAACCCGCGCACATGTCCGACGCGCCCCTGCTCGTACAAGGCCGCCACCGGCTCGGCCCGCAGCATCTTCGACCGCGTGGCATGCACCGCGCGGAACGGCACATGCGGATCAATGGTCCGCACCACCTGCTCCACCAGCTCGCCGCCCTGGTTCACCTCGGCCACCAGCCGGTCCGCCCCGTGCCGCTCCATCGCCGCCAGCGCCGCCCGCGCCCAACCCTCGGGCGAGGCGCCGGTCACGGTCGCATCCTCCAGCACCACCGCGCGCCAGTCGCGGGGGTCACCCCGCGTATCCGCGCCAACCACCACGATCCCGCAGGCATCGCTCAGCTTGCCCGAGGTTACCGGTGGATCGACCGCCACCACGATCCGGCTGAACTCCGGCAGCGTCTCGACCCGCGCCCGCTCCAGCATTTCGGTCGTCCAAAGCGCGCCGTCCTCGTCCTCGACCAGCACCCCGTCCAGCTCCTGCCGACCCAGGCGCGAGCCGCCATAGCGCGCCCGCACCTCGGCCAGGAAGCTTTCGGCCAGGTAGGCCCGGTTCGCCTCGGTCGGGGCATGGGTAATGACGGTCGACGGGTTCTTCAGGATCGCCTTCAGGGCGGTCGTGTTGCGCGGGGTCGTCGTCACCACCTGTTGCGGGTTCTTCCCCAGCCGCAGGGCGAACTGCAACTGGTCCCAGGCCTCTCCGGCCCGCTTCCACTTGCCCAACTCGTCCGCCCAGGCCGCGTCGAACTGCGGCCCACGCATCGCCTCGGGCTCGAAGGCCGAAAAGACCTCGGCGGTGGCCCCATTCGGCCAGAGAAGCCGCTGCCGCGTCGCCTGCCACTCCGGCCGGCGGTCGGGCGGCGCACAAGCCAGGATGCCGCTGTCGCCGAAGATCATCACCTCGCGCACCTGGTCCACCGTCTCGCCGACCAGCGCCACGCGCCGTGCCACGCCGGCATCCTCCGGCCCCGCGCCCTCGACGCGCGACCGCACCCATTCCGCCCCGGCGCGGGTTTTGCCCGCCCCACGCCCGCCCATGATCACCCAGGTCTTCCAGGCCCCACGTGGCGGCAACTGGTGCGGCAGCGCCCAGAACTCGAACACCCAGGGCAAGGCCAGAAGCGCGTTCTCGCCCAATGACCCCAGGAATTCATTCACTTCCTCCTCGTTCGCGGAGGCAAGCCAGACGGCGCCCGATTTCAGCTCGGGCTGCGTCAAAGTCGATCGCGCCACCGGGTCCGACCTGCCCGGCGCCATGTTTGCGGAGTTTGTCAATCTTGCTCCTTTCTTCCAGCACCTGCGAGGCGGTCGCGCGAAGATCGCGGATCGCTGTCTGTGCCGATTTCACCTCGCCGAACGCACCCTCGCGGATCGCGCCGATGATGCGGCGAAGTTCCACCGCTGCTTCCCGGTACAGGGCTTCCGCCACTGCCAGGACATCCTCATCCGTCGGACCTGCGTCCACTTGTCCATCTGTCATCTGGCCCCGCCTGCTCCCACGCCCCCCGGCACAAGCGAAATGAAAAAGCGGCCCCATGGGGTTGCCCCCGGGCCGCTTCCACACCTCTTTCATCATGTCACAATGTCTACATCGGACCGGACGCAAAGTCAAGCCGAAAAGTCATGCACATCAATGGCTTACCGAACTCCCGCTTAACGTCTTGTTAAGCGGTCACTCGCCCTGGACCCCGCCCTCGCCTTCGGTTCCGCGCTCGGCCTCGATCGCGCGCCAGCGGGCGACGTTCTCATTATGCTCGTCCAGAGTGCGGGCAAAGGCATGGCCGCCGGTCCCGTCGGCCACGAAGAAGATGTAATCCGTCACATCCGGGTTGACCGCCGCAAAGATCGCCTCGCGCCCCGGGTTCGCGATCGGGGTCGGCGGCATGCCGTCGATAACATAGGTATTCCAAGGGGTTTCCCGGCGAAGCTCACTCTGCCGCAGCCCCCGGCCCAGCACGCCCTCGCCCTTGGTGATGCCATAGATCACCGTCGGGTCGGTCTGAAGCCGCATCCCCTGCTGCAACCGGTTGATGAAGACACTTGCCACCCGGCCGCGCTCCTCGGGGATCGAGGTTTCCTTCTCGATGATCGAGGCCATGATCAGCGCCTCTTCCGGCGTGTCATAGGGCAGCCCCTCCACCCTTGATGCCCAGGCCTCGGCCAGGATCGCCGACTGCCGCTCGGTCATCTCGGCGATCAGGGCCGCCCGCTCGCTGCCCCGCACCGGCTCATAGCCTCCGGGGGCAAGCGTGCCTTCGGGGGGCACCGTCTCCAGCGACCCGGTCAGGAAATCCGCCAGCTTCAGCGATTCGACGACCTGCCAACTCGTCACCCCCTCGGCCACCGTCACCCGGAAAACGAGCGCGGGGTCGTCGGCGACCTCCAGATACTCCGGCGGCAGGGTGGCGACCCCGGCATCGAAGCGCACGACCTCGACGTATTCGTTCGTCGTCAGGTCCAGCTCGCTCAGGATGATGTCGGACTTCGTTACCCCGATCCGGAAGTTCAGGTCCCGCCCGCAGGTCGACCGGCCACTGGAGGTGATCGCCTCCAGGACATCCGCCATGCTTGCCCCGGCGGGCACCATGTAGCTGCCGAACTTCAGGTTTTCGGCCATGTCCCCGTAATCCGCCCCGATCCGGAAGATCCGGGCGTCGGTGATCGCCCCGCGTTCCTCAAGGTTCCGGCTGACCGCGCTCAACGAGGCGCCCCGTTCGACCTGCAGGCAGATGGGTTCGGTCAGTGGCCCGGGCTTCAAGAACTCGTTCCGCCCCCAGCCGATCAGCCCGGCCAGCGCGACCAGGATCACGATGAACAGCGTCAGCGCGTTCGAGGCGACCCCGCGCCACATCCTCAGCGCACCTTGCCGACGATCAGGCTGGCATTGGTGCCGCCGAAGCCGAAGCTGTTCGACAGGGCCACGTCGATCTTCCGGCGGACGGCCTTGTTCGGGGCAAGGTCCAGCTTCGGCTCCACCGCAGGGGTATCAAGGTTGATCGTCGGCGGGGCCACCTGGTCGCGCAGGGCAAGGATGCAGAAGATCGCTTCCACCGCCCCCGCGGCGCCCAGAAGGTGGCCGATCGACGACTTCGTCGACGACATCGTCGCCCCCGCCGCAGCATCCCCCATCAGCCGCTCCACGGCCCCGAGTTCGATCGTGTCGGCCATGGTCGAGGTGCCATGGGCGTTGATATAGTCGATGTCCGAAGGCTGCAGCCCCGCCCGCTTCAGCGCCGCCGCCATGGAGCGATAGCCGCCATCGCCATCCTCGGACGGGGCGGTGATGTGGTAGGCGTCGCCAGAGAGGCCATAGCCCAGCACCTCGGCATAGATGTTTGCCCCCCGGGCCTTGGCGTGCTCGTATTCCTCGAGCACGACCACCCCGGCCCCCTCGCCCATCACGAACCCGTCGCGGTCGGCGTCATAGGGGCGGCTGGCCTTCGTCGGGTCATCGGCCCGCTTCGTCGACAGGGCCTTGCAGGCGTTGAACCCGGCGATCCCGATTTCCGAGATCGGGCTCTCCGCGCCCCCCGCGACCATCACGTCGGCATCCCCCCACTGGATCAGCCGCGCTGCGTCGCCGATGGCATGCGCCCCCGTGGAACAGGCCGTCACCACCGCATGGTTCGGCCCCTTGAAGCCGAAGCGGATCGAGACCTGCCCGGAGATGAGGTTGATGAGCGCCCCCGGGATGAAGAAGGGCGACACCCGCTTCGGCCCCTTCTCCTTGATCAGGACCGCCGTCTCGGCAATCGAGCTCAGGCCCCCGATCCCTGACCCGATCATCACCCCGGTCCGGAGCTTTTCCTCCTCGGAGATGTCATCCCAGCCGGCATCCCGCACCGCCTGCGCCGCAGCGGCCATGCCGTAGACGATGAAGTCGTCGACCTTGCGCTGGTCCTTCGGCTCCATCCAGTCGTCGGGATTGAAGGTGCCGTCCGACCCGTCGCCGCGCGGGATCTCGCAGGCATACTGGGTCACCACGTTGGCGGGATCGAACCGGGTGATCGGGCCCGCGCCCGACTGGCCGGCCAGAAGGCGGCTCCAGGTCTCTTCGACCCCGCAGGCAAGGGGGGTGACCATGCCCAGACCGGTGACCACGACGCGACGCATGCTGCTCTCCCCCAAGGACAAGGCTTTTGCCGGGTGATACACGCCCCCGTTTTGCCACGCAACCAAAGGCTGACCCGATCGGCGGTGGGCGTGGCGCGCCACGCGTGGCGCTTTTTCG